GTTCTTAAAAGGTGCAACATTTTCAATCACAGGAACATTAGTCCAACCAAATAAAGAGGCTATAGCACTAACAGCGCTAGCCCCTATATTAGTGGCCAAAGCAAATGGTCCAATGAATGGAACATCTTCCAAATAAGAAGCATATCCAGCAACTTTGCTAGATATGCGTTCAACAGGACCTTGACCATATTCATCATTAGATTGCACTGTTAAAACAGTAGCACCAGTGATTTCAACATCTTCAGCCCACGCATAAACAGTAATAGGTACATCACCAGTGGCAGTACCATTAGCAGAATCGAAAGCTGCATATGGAAAAACAGTGATTTGTCCCATAGCTTCGAAATCTGCCTCTGTTGTTGGCAACCAATCCTTATGATAAAAGAAAGGTAATGTCAAATCACCACCCTTATTTTTATGTGATTCCACCACAATATTAGGACGCTGAGAGATAAAAATTCTATCTTCAGAATCTGTCGTTGCTTGTGGAATCAATTGTTTATTAAAATCAGGCAAAGGTTGATATGCAGCACAATAGGCACCATAAATAAATGGTGAACTATTCACTACAAATTTCAATTTTAAATTGCACCGAATATACGCATAATTGTCTAATTTTTTCTTAATCTGAGGATTCATAAAATAATCAGCCCATGGATAGAACTGTCTTATATTATATGATTCCCCTTGTGGGATAGAATAAGATCTAATACGTGTCGGTCGTGAGAAGAAATTATTTAGTTCATATGATACATCCAATCCACGATGAATGGGATCAAGAATAGCTTTGCTACCATCCTGATCATCATCAATACCATCTGCAAATTGAACAACTTCATGTTCTTCATGCGTGGCACCGATATCATCTTCTGTTGGTTCATCAGAAGATTGAACATCAAGAGTAAATAATTGTTCTCGTCTAGACATGTATTCTTCTAAACCATGTTCAAGATCAATTAGACGTTTTTCCATTTCATTGATACGAGCTTCCTGGAAAACCAGTTCACGTGTCAATGTGTTATTAGCTGTTTTAAGATCAGCTAAATCTGTTTTTAAAGTAATATAATTTCCAAGTAAATTTAAATCCATAAAAAACGCTACTTAACATTAATTATTTATGTGAATTTTGTGGTGACCAGCTGGCACCTTTTCTAAAAAGAAATTTTGGGGAACGCCCATGCAAGTAATACTATAGTATTCCATTCTCTCCACTTCCAAGCTTCACAACGCTATTGGATGGAGCAGTAACTAATACTAAAGAGTCTCTTTTGCTTTGTTTTAAAACAGGTCATGACTTACGACCTACCAGATTATAGTCGTGGCAGACTTAGACCAGATTAAGCTCTGGGAACTGCAGATTGGAATCTGTCATTCAACTCATCCCACAATGGTAGTGTGGTATCAGTTACGTAAAATTCCAATTTGTTCTCAGCTATAATTTCTTCAAACAATTTGCGTTTTTCTTCAAAGGTTTCTTTACCATAGAAGAAATACTCACAGATTGCACTTGAAATAATAGCTACAGACTGAGCTTCAGGTGAAAGTGTTTTACTTGCAACACCAATTGTAAGACTCTTTAAAATAGAATCTTCCTCAAGGGGAGCAAGATAAGCTTTCACATCCTTATCCCATCGCCATGTTCTCTTTAAAAAAGAACAATCAGATAAAGTGATATAAGGAATAGATTCAGTCTCTTTATCAGCCATAGTATACGTAATACCAGCATCTGCTAGCACACGTTGAATTGTACTATGATTGAAAAAAGGAGCTTCCTTTGAAACACCCATGATGTTATCATCACCATAGGTCATCAAAGCTACATGCTTCTTGAATTTTTTGGCATTGCCTTCAGGACTTAATTTAGCATAGCAATATCTCATATAGAGAGCATTAGCTAAACCATTGACAATAACAGTCAATGGATGTCCAGATGGGTTACTTCCATAAAATTCAATCAAATCACCGTTAAGATCAACTAGTGGGAATGCTGTATCTTCAGCAATACCTTGAACAACTTTCAAATCACTTTCAGAATATCCTGCTTGTTTACACAAGCGACGGATAATATCGAAAGCAGCTAAAATAATTGTACTAGGCATTGATTTATCAAATGCAGCATAATCACCAGCAACCATACGGTCCTCACCAAATTGCACTAAATAGGTACGAATGTTTTCCCACTCACGGGAAGCAGCATTCGTGCCTGGTGCACCTTCAAAAACGAATCTGTTGTTCTGCATAACTCTAATCACAGATAAGAGATATTTACGCACAACAAAAGACCAGTCAGCAGGTGCTCCTGTGAAGACTCTCGTCTTCTTCTTCTCAATTTTGG